CCCATTGTTTGTCCAACACCAGATGTAGGGTCAATTCCAGCTGTTTCCATAGCACCTACAAGACTTAACACATTATCTCGTAATCCGTCTTGATCTTCGATAGCCATTAAATTAACCATTAAATTTTCTCGCTGAACCAGCAAAGACTCTTTTAATAAATCTTCAGTAGTTCGAGTATCCATTTGTTTTTTAAACTCTCCAAATTCTTTGGAACTTAACTCCCCAGTTTCCTCTAATTTCTTTGCAGCTTCTTCAAATGCAGCATCGGTGCTGTCTAATGACAATGAAATACCAGCTTCGCCGGCTTTGTCTAGTATCATTTTCTTTTGCAATGCACTAGCTAGTTTCGATTCTTCAATACCCATTGTTTTTGCAAGTTGTTTTCTGGCAAACATGTTGTCTTTAATATGATCGCCTTCTTGCATTATAATTTCATTGAGAGTCTCTGCCTGTTTGTTCATGTCACCTGAAAGTGCAGCTTCTCGCATTTTGTTGGTTAAACTTTCACCTTGCTTGTTAACTAAACGTCGTCCACTTAACAATTGATATTCTAATTCATTGCCAATACTAGATTCAATGTTTAACAGAGTATCTCCCATTTTTGCAACGTCTTTTAAAGAAAATCCAAATTTCTTTGCTTTCATTACCGACTGTTCGAGTGTTCCTGGCAATCGTCCATATTGAATTTGTATTTCTGACCCCGCTTCTGCTATCTCGGTAGTGATCTGTGTAAATGCTCCCATTGTTCCGTCAGGATCAATCATATCAGAAAATGTTTTAGTGAATTTTATTTGTTGTGCAGCGTTGCCTTTCATTTGGGCAGCATACTGAGTATATGAATTTGTAAGTTCATCGCTTAGTCCAACACTTTGTTTCATTATGTTTTGAACTTGCATCATGCCTTTGTAATACTTGTTGTTACCTAAATTAACTTGTTTTAATGTTGGTAACATTTTTTGCATGTTAACTGCATATTTTTGTAGTTCCAAATTGGATATCTTAAATCCACGTGGAATATCTTTATTTAACGCTTCTCCTAAACTACCAGGGCCTACAAATGTACTATTTAATTTGTTTGCAGCTGCACTAGTAATACCCATGCCTTTGTTAAGACCAGATATTCTTGTTTCGAAAAATGCTGCAGCTTTTCCTGCACCTAAAAATGTCTCAGATAAATCTTGATTAATCCTAACAATTGCCGAATCTCCCAACTCTCCAACCAATGTTGTAAGCTGATTTATTAACTCCGTGTTTAAACCTGTAGTTGTTGTTCTGCTGTTAACAGGCATACCCATTCTGGGTTGCTGTTTTAATTGTTGTATGAGTTGTGGATTCGTCATATATTAATAAATATCAACGACGAGGTTTTGTTGGAAGTGAAGTTGATTTACGTTGTGCTCGTTTTTTTTGTGCTGCTACACGTTCTTGTTGAATTGCATTGCACTTGTCAATCCAATAACTTCTTAAAAATATTGGCATATGATATACGTCGTCCCAGTTCCATCGACCTTCACCAAACCAAATTAAATTGAAAATATTTTCGTGATTGCGTACTCTGTCTTGTGGTTTAAAACCAAAAAAGGTCGATCCCAATTGGAAACACCGCAGAGAAGGTGCCTCCGTTTTCACCTTCAAATTCATAGTTATAATCCATACCTGGAGTATTATCTGCAAAATATGTTCGAAAACGTTTGGAGTCTTGTGCAAGAAATTGATAGCGTATAAAATGGTCAATTTCATCTGCTTGTCGTTTTCCATTAACTTCTCGAATACATTGTTTTAATAAATCATATATTCCATCATTACTAGTAATGTTTATATCATATGAAAATTTAATAGTTAAAGGGGTTTTTGAAGTAGCATCGGTATATGTAAATTCTCCTAGTTCGTCTGCTTGTAAATTAAACGTTTTGTATTTTAATTTAGACAAATTTACCGTGCGCTCTAATTCTGTTTTAGTTTCTGGATCTGTTATTTTTACAGGATATTCGGCACCATATGCTAATATTCTGCTTTGTATGACTATGGCATCTTTGTCTGATGCAATCATGTCATCTAAATTACAATCAGACATTATAATTGATTCTAACAATTTATCAAACATAACACCTTCTCGTACGTATGACATATTAGTTAAAATATCTTCATCATATGCAGTCATGTATCGTATCTCTACTTTACCTGAACTTAGTGGATTTGACTTTGCATACACTTTACCTCCACTAGGTAAATCAACAATTTCTGTTGGAAGTTTGCTTTTTTGTTCGTTGTCGTATCTAGATTTTGCTTGATCGATAATAGATTGTTTGTCTATTCTGGTTGTCATTTTATTGCTCATTCAATTCCTTATTATAACTTTATTATAAATATATGAACACAAAAAAAGTAGGGAGTTACCCTACTTCAATTGTATATTTTAATGTTGTATTAGAAGTCTAATAATGCCCAATCATATCTAACAGATAATTCTATTTCTTGAACTGCATCATCTCCCCAATCATATGAGCCGAAATTAGCACTAACAATAAAAGCTCCGTTTAATGTCCATTGTTCTACTATTTCACCGAGTGGAGATAATTGTGAAAGTTTTAATTCTTTTTTGTAGAATGAAGAATATCCATTGCGACCCGTAGCAGACTCATGGTGTAATCTTACCCATTCCATTACTGCTTGAGCTCCACTTGGAACAATTGCATCATATAAAGTCATTGATATAGCATCCCATTCTGATTTACCTTTTAAATAACGTTTAACGTTAATCATATCCAATGGTACTTCTCCATTACTGATACTAGGTTTTGCAGATGCTTTTACTAAATACGCAGGAATACCAGTATCAGCCATAGAAAGTATAAACTGATGTTTTCTTTTCGGTTCCCAGGAAAATGCGTTGTCAAATAACTGAGCTTCTTCAGCTACATCTAAATTTGGGTTTATTTGATCTATTAATGCCATATATGGTCCTTGTTTATTTTAATATAAATATAACGTACAGTAAAAAAGGTAAGACCGAAATCCTACCTTTTTAAAATTATTAATATTTCTATTCAGGGAAACTTGCACCCGTTGGCTGAATATTAAAGTCTAACACTATAAATTCTGCTGTTCTGGTTGGTTGCAAGAACAATTGTCCGTAAAGAATATTTTGATCTATCATGTCCGGAGTATTATTTGTTCCATCCATTACTGCTCGGAAAGCAAATAATCCTTGATTAGCTTTTACTTGAGCTAAATATGGATTCACAATACTCAAGAAACGATCTCTTGTTTGTGTTGTGTTTTGTTCAAATACTAAAAATCTAGTAGATGATGCAATAAACTTCTTAACTGCAATAAGCAAACGACGCACATTTACTCTGTCTAATGCACTTGGACGAGCTTGAAGAGTCTTTTGACCCCATATACATATTCCGTCATTAACAAAGTTTGCAATAGGATTAACACGAGCTTCATACAATGTGTCTCTTTGTGATTGTGTTAATCTTATATATGTGTCTGTTGCATTAACAACACCTCTATTCAAACCAGCTGGTGCATACCAAGGATGTTGTACTGCATCATTAAATGCTAATACTCCTGGTAATACTACTGATGGTGGTACGAATAACGGAACACCTTTATTTGGGTTTATTATTCTAACCCATGGCCAATATGAAGCAACATAGTTATTATCTAATGCTGTTACTTGACTCACTACCGTTGCAATATTATCAGACACTGGATTTGAATCCATTACATAGAATGTATCTTGGCGTTCTTTAACTAAGTTACGAGCAGCATTTGTTACTGTGCTATGTAAACTGTCAATAATACCTGGAGTAACTAATAGATTCATATCATAATAATCAGTATTGCCTAGCAAGGTAAACGCTTTATTATATGATTTAGTACCTGTTGATGTTGATGTGCTACAATCAAACCCAAATGTATTAGCTGAAGTTATATTTTCTCCGTTAAATTTAGGCAAGTTAGGACGTGTTCCATCAAATCCTCCTTGAAATGCAACCATAAACTTACGTGTAGTGGTGGCTACGTTAGATGTAAATGTTCCTGCATTCAATGCGTCTTGCAATGATCCTGTATATGCTGCTGAAAGAGATGGAAAAGCAGATCCGGTATCTTGATTAACATCTCCAAGATAAAAGTCACTGTTCAATCCAACACTGCCGCTTTCGGTAGGAGTAACTGCTAAATAGTTTAAGTTATGAGTATCTGTATAATCAAACCCAAAATAAATATTGCTATTAAAACTAGGTGTAGCTTGACTTGTTTTATATGATACTGCTTCTAGATTAAATGCCGTTGCTGCTGATGCTGATGCATTAGCAACTGGCGACAATGGTGCTTTAAATCCAAACGGAATTAAACTTTTATCATTAGTACCATCACTAACACCTGCTTCAACACTTACTCTGATAAACTGAGACATATTTGGATAATCACCATTTACTTTAACATCTCCTGCGTCTGTAACCGTTTGAAAACGATCACCAATGACTCTAGAAATATATTTTGGTGAATTAGGATCTAAATTTACATTTTGATACGTTTCAATAATGTCTGGTGTTTGATCTGTATCTTCTGAAGAATATGGTGAATTTGGAATTTCTGTGGTGTTAACACGTCGTACTTCTACTGTAAATGTTCCGTACCCATTTGGATCAGAAACTTCAGATGCTAATTTAATATCACGAATACCTACTTTAACTTCTGCATTTACAGAGTCGCCATGTGATAGTGTGTGAAATTGAAATAGATTTTTTGCAGTGCTACCAATTTTTTGTGATGTAATGAACGGTGTAGCTGCTGTAGAAAAATCTTTTAAATACTTATAATTAGCATATTTATGAACGGTAAGAGTAACGTCTCCAAGATTGTTAAATAATGCTGCAGCATTATCATTTTCATATTGAACATATACTGGATAATCTAATGATTTTGGAGAACGTCCAAATGTTTTAGTTATATATGTATTATCCGTAGCTACAATTGATGCAGATACTGGAGATCCGTTTCCTGCTAAAAATGCACCACTATATCCAGGTACGGTAGTTGTAGCAAATGTTCCAGAAACAGTGAGCACAAAAGATCCAGATGGATTTGATGTTAATACTGAATCTTCGAAATAATTAGCATCAACTTTACTACCTGATCCTAATACTGCTTGTGTAGGATGTAAAACGTGTGTTACCACTTTTACCGATCCTGACTCTGCTTGAATGGCTAGAGCTCCGTTCTTAATGTTGTATCCATCTTCATATAAAAGACGAGTTACTGTTATTACGTTTCCGTTTCTTAAATAGTCATTCACCACAAATGGAACATAAGAATCGTCAGTAAACGTTCCAAATGTTTTTTCAAAATCACCCATCGATGTAATTTGTGTAGGAATGAGAGCAGGACCTTTTACGGTTGGTCCAATTACCGCTGCACCTATTTGTGCAACACCGCCGGCTAAAAATGACTGATCTACTTCGTTAGTAAATACGCCAGGCGAGACAATTCTTTCTGCCATTATAATACTCCTATAATTATTTTCTTATAAATATAGACAACTAGTGTCAAACCTCAACATCAGTAAATGTTCCGGCTTCAACGTTGATTTCTCCTTCTCCGTAACGCTCTCGAAGTTTGACTACTAGTTCAGTTTCTTGTTGCTTTAATGAAGCAATGTCTTGGAATCGTTGGTCTTCTTCTTTTGCAATTTCTTCAAGCCGTCTGTTTAACTGAAAACGCTCTATTGCAATGTTTCCTAACACTGCAGAATTTTCTGAAAATTTGTCTCGTAGTTGTTGAATTTGTTCTAAATGTTCTTTGTCCAGTTTTTTAGTTGCCATATTTTATAACCTTTCTTTATATTATATAAATTTATTTTGCAGTATCCAAATTATTTGGGTGTAAATGTTATTGTGTATGTAGTGTCTTCATCTACAACAGTAAGTACATTGTTTGTAAATTGTGCTGTTGTTGTTACATTACCTAATCCAACTCTAAATGTAAAGGGACCATTAGGTGCATTTGTACCATCAGTTGGGACTAATGCTATATTAACTTTACTTTTTCCAACAGTAAGCGTAGCTTCTAAAATTCTGCCTCCTAATTTAAATGTTTTATTAGACATTACTTCTGCTGTTCCGCCGGCTGATATACTATATCTACCATTATCAGATATATGATGAGTGTCAAAATTATTAATTTGAAATCTTATACCAGGTGGAGTTGGGTTTCCAATACCAGTCCATTGTGCTTCATTAGTAAAATCAGCAATATGTGCATGTAATGTTTTTGTTCCTTTCTGTGGAGTGGTTGAAAATTCATATCGACTTGTTCCTGAATTGTATTCTATTTCATAAAGTGTGCTACCAATTTTATCTGAGATAGTAGCTGATGATTTTGTTTGGTTTGCAGCAATTGAAGCTGTAAATGGCTGTGTTGCGGCGTTTGACCATCCGATTTTATTTTCAGTTTGCATTGTATAACCACCTGTAGCAACAGGTAAATATTTTATTGCGTCTTTTAATTGAGATGATAATACTTGGAATCCAGGATTAGCTAATGTTATTTCATACACTTTACCATTTGATGCAGTAACTTGTGTTGCTATAATAGTTGGTGAGGCTTTTACAAAATTACCAGCTTCATTTGGTCTGAATGGTCCGGACTCATTATTTAAAAATTGTCCTCGTCTTATTTCAGTTCCTACTACAAACATTTGACCTGGGTCACTTTTAAATGAAAGCGTAACAGCATCTTGTCCTTTTTCTTGCATTGTGTAAGTCATTCCACCTAATGCAAATAATTCGTTGGGCGGTTTTTTAGATCTAGTAGCATCTGTTTCATTTGGTTTGTCTTTTTCAATTCGAGCTAAACTTGCCGTGGATTCAGTTACTAAATCATTTACGCTTTTAAAATTAGATGAATCACCACGAGCTAATCTTTCCGCTTGAACTTTATAATCTTCTTTTACACCTCTGTTAACTGCTTGTATTTGTGTTGTTAAATAATTAGCATTATATAGTTCAGATCTTGATAGCTC